ATTATTTGATATTTGAGTTGAACCAGATACTATATCGCTTGGTATATTAGCTAAAGCTGCATAAGTTGAACCGGTTATGTATCCTAATGTACCTATCTGTACAGAAGAACTAATTATTCCTCCTGGTACGTTAGTTAAATCTGAATATCTAGCGATATCTGAAGAAGTAACGAATCCTAAGTCAAGTATTTGCTTAGATCCGCTTAATACATCTTTTCTATACCCTAGATTATATATTTGTGCTGAAGATGAGATAACATCTTTGTTATACCCTAGTGCATCTATTTGAATAGACGATGATATGATGTTAGCACTAGCTTCTTTCAGAAAATATGATGAAGTAGCAGCGTTTAGATTAGAAATACTACCTGTAAGTGCTTCTATTCTTTCTACTCTTGCATCATTTGACTGAGTATATAGGTTGATTGATGCTGAATGTAATCTTAATGATCCAATATTAGGATTAGCACCCGCTTGAAGCGAGTCTATGGTAGCCATTACATCTCTACCGTTAAAAGTAAGTTGAGAACCGGTGATATTGAATGAACCTGTAAGGTTCAAACTATTAGCACCAGGAATTAATTGAGTTTGAGTAACTCCTCCCTTAGTGAATGCTAATGATCCTGAAAGTGCGCCGGTAAACTTCGCCATCTGTTAAATTAATTTATTAAATCTTATGAAACCCGGCGTTTCGGCGCCATTTTATATAAATAGGTACTGTTGTTAAAGATTACTCTCTGTTTCAGCACCGAATTTTAACTCTCCTTTGGAATAGAACTTCTTAGTATTGTGTGCGTATGCATTAATGGCGTCAGTTATAATATGACCTAGTAGTTTGATACTGAATTCTGTTTTAATTATCCTATCATTACCTTGAACTATCTCTGCTGAGGTAGTATAGTTGTCTATCTGTGCTCTAAACTTAAACTTTTCTGGGTCTCCCCAATATGAGTCTGAAGCAAAGTTAATACCTTCGATAATTTTATTGTTTTGCTCTACATAATCAGTAAATATGATACATGAGTAAGTTATATTAACGTAATCTGGTATAGCTACTGCATAATACTCTTTAACTGGCTCTCTATTGTTTAATATTCCAAATCTATCGTATATATTTCCCTTTGAAAACTTCTTTTGGTATATCCCATAGTTAATAGGATTGTTACCGTCTAATTTATTTCCAAGTTGTCTATTCTTTTCTAAAGTATCTCTCCTAAATACAATTAAAGGTGCTTGCATCTTACCATTCTTATCGCGGTAATACCCGTCTTTCTGCATGGATGCCCAACGTTCAGGAGATCCATATACAAGTGGTACCTTTACTGCTTTGGCGTTCTGTATTACGGTTGGTTGAAGTACTTCGTTGAAGTAGTAGTATATAGCTTCGTCGATATCTTTAATACCTATTACTAGGTTCTTTACTTCATCGTCCTTTCGACTAACTTGTTTAGCTCTATTTTGTAGATCAGTAGGACCAGCTTTAGGGCTTATTTCTGCTCCAGAGTCTGGATTCTTATAAGTCTTTATCTGTTCTCTTCTAAGCTCTTCTTGAGACTTCGGTATGGGTTTCTTATCTGCCATATTATCTTACTTCTTTTAGCCCAACTTTATCTGCTCTTGTCAAATGACAGTCTACGATAATAGAAAGGGATGATCCAAACCCGCCTCCATAAGAAGCTAGGTTATAACTCTTATCTCTACCTAAGAATAAGGTATTCTCTCTAACTGTATCTACTTCATAATAGTCGTTATGCCATTCTACTATATCTCCCACTTCAGGAACCATACTAGCATCGACTAAATCTTGTCTTATGAAAGCAAATGAAGCTTCTCTTCCTAAATCAGGACCAAATTCTTGTATATCTACAACTTGATCACCTCTAGTTATTAAACAATTAAGTTTAAGAGCATTCCAATAAGACTTCTGTAATGCTTCTCCATAAAGGTTAACATCTGTATCTTCTAAGCTGAGTTTATGGTATAGGATCTCTTGTTCTACTATATCTTTTAGTAGCTCACGATTAATATTGACTAATAAGTCAAAGTCTCTGTTAGATCCAAATAGCATTACTTCTCTTCTATAGTTTCTTGCCCTACTTCAATAGCTACTATATCTGTATATTTTGATTTAGCATTAGCTTTTAAAGCTTCGAAAGCCTCTGCAGGTTCTTTCTGGCTGATTATTTTTATTTTATATGTTGCTTTATTAGCATCTGAATTCTCTGATGCAATAGTACAAGTTGTTACTCCAGGTAAAGCTCTTATAGCATCATCATATCCACTAGGACCTTCTTGGCCAAAGGTTACTTGAACCATAGCTTCGTAAGTTCTGTATTCTATTTCTAATATGATGTCTGTAAGCTTCATTTATCCTACGTATATAGTCATTGGTATTGATTTCAAAGTATTTTGAACGTCTTCTGCCTCTTTAGCTTGTGCTTCTAATTGAGCAGTTCTACCAGTTGATGTTAAAGTCTCTCTAAGCTGTGTTAGTAGAGCTGTTTTTTCTGCTCTTGCATCGGTTAATAAATCTGCTTGATTTAAAGTAGCTTCGGATCCAGGAACAGGTACTGTTTGGTACTTACCTCTCACATACCCTAAAACCTCTTTAGCCAGAGCTAAACTATAATTAAAGATCCATTGACGTCCTACACTATTGATTTGACTATATTCAGGATTGCTGTAGGGTACTTCTGATATACTTGTTATTAAAGAAGCATCATTGTTATAATTTATTTTACCTTTATCTGCTACTTTATAATATTCAAACCACATACTACCGGTTGCTGCTGGAATAGGAAATAATTTTAATTGATTATTTACTAATTCAAAAGTATAAGTAGATTTTCTAATCTGATCATTAAATTCAATTGCTTGAGTCTTTAATATATCATAAGAAGTTGGCATTAATAAAAAGTTAACACCGGGACTAAAGCTTCCAAAATCGAAAGCAGTCATTAAAGACTGTACTCCTGTACCAGTACCAGCATAAGGGTCAAAGTATCTCATTATTGCAGGAGGTGCTTGATAGAATACTCTTCTTACTTCTATACCTCCGGATATACCGTTATCGGTAGCCCATTCATTTAAATCGTATGTTTGTTGATTCTTATTAACTGCTATAGAGCCGCTATACTTAGTTACGTTACCTCCAACACCTGCTTCTGTTCCATAATGTTTAGATATCTGAATAATACGGTTAAGTGTAGGGTCAGTTAATTGATTGTTCATTTGACTACCAGTCGAAGCTCCTTCTAGATTAAGATAATTTTCTCTAATCTTATATTGAAAGACTTCGTTTCCGTAAGTAGTTACTGCTTCTTCAAAGCAAGCAAACATTTGTTCTTGTTGTAATTCAACATCCATAAGAGGATACCCAAGTCGAGTTCCTACAAATTTAGCTACTTTTACAGCATCGGTCTGAAAGGTGGAATCGGTATCATAGAACCCAAAAGGAGTATCTCCTGAATTGAAGGTTGCTGAGCCGTTCCATATAGTTACATTTGCCATTGCTTAGTTTTACTTATAAATAGCGGTTAGTCTCTGAAGGTCTTATACACTTCTAAAAGAGGTGCAACAATATCATGTCTATGATTCTGTGCTAATGAATGAGTAACAAATCCTTTAACTTGTTCTTCTAACCTAGATAAGAAAGAAAATCCAGTCTCTCTTTTATCTCTTAGATCAATTTGAGCCATATCACCACATATACACATCTTAGCATTTTTACCTAATCTACCTATAACAGTTTCCATCTGAGAATGAGTTACATTCTGAGCTTCATCAACTATTACAAAAGAGTTTAAAAATGTTCTACCTCTCATGAATGCAAAAGGTACTATTTCTATATTACCTGCTTCCATTTCCTTCTTTACCTTCTCTTCGTTATATAACATGAATAAGTTATGATAGATAGGGGCTAACCAAGGGTCCATTTTAGCCTGAAGATCTCCTGGTAAGAATCCTATATCTTCTTTAGATACAGTCGGTCTAGTTATGATTATTTTATCTATACGTTTAGTGAACAATAGATCTAAAGCTACTTGTGTTGCTACTAGCGTCTTTCCGCTACCTGCCATTCCTTTCAGAACTGTTATTGGATTTTCTAGTATTAATTTTTTTGCTTCTTTCTGCTCTTCATTAAGTTGTACGTTAAACTTGATTGGGCGTTTTGGTCTTCTTTTTTCGACGAATACCTCGTCGGTGTGAGGTTTACTTGCCATATATGTTTTATAAATTAAAGAACGAATCTTACTTCTTATTGTTACTTATAAATAGCAAAAAAAAAAGAGGGCCGAAGCCCTCTCTTTACTAATTTTATCCTTTCTTTTTAAATAAAGAATAAAGGACAAAGGCACCCACTAATCCGAGTAAACCTTCAGCGCTCAAAGAGCCCAAAATCGCCATTATATTATCAACTACTGATATTGATGGCCAAAACGGGATGTCCATTCCTTTGAATAATACTTCGAATACTACTCCTAAGGCGATAATAGACACACCTACTTCTGTGATTTTGTTGACCCATGAGCCAACTTTGTTTAATAAATCCATATTGTGATTTTTAGTTAGACAAAGTAAAACTGTCCGACTTATGTGAAAGGAATTCCATGTTTATAAATAGGCAAAAAAAAAAGAGGCCCGAAGGCCTCTCTCTTTCTCATTAAGAATTTAAAGTAATTCCTATATCTGATCGATGTCAGATACAAAGATTTTACCGTAAAATTCTGGTCTAATCATCTTCTTAGCGTAACGAGTCATTAAACCTTTTCTTGGAGTGAAGGTTTCTGGATCGTATACTAGAGGAGTCATCATTAATGGTACATAAGGAGCATATACAGCACCTGCTTCCAAGAATTGAGAACCTCTATATCCCATAAGGATTGTGTTTTCAGTCATGTAAGGGTTTTTGTATACTTGGAATCTTGAAGCTAAGCTTCCGATTCTTTGAACTCCCATTGCAAACTTGTCTTGGTTACCGTCAGTTTGTGCAGCGTATCCAGGAATTGATTCTAGGATTGTTGCAACTGATGGAGAACATACTAGGAAGTTAGCACCACCTCTTAGAGTTTTTTGGTGAATCTTGTTAGATACTTTTTGGATTTTAGTTCCTAAAGTTTGGAACCATTGTCCTTGAGTATTGTAGAAATCAGAAGATGCAGAAGACCATGCGCCCGCTGTAAAGTTCTTGTTGTTTTCTACAGACCATCTTTCAGTAGTCACAGCACCTTTAATCAACATATCAAGGATCTCAAGATCGATTTCCATAGAAATGTATTCACTTAATAGTGAAGTCAATTCTGCTTCTGCATCGATTGAGTGATATGCGTTAAGGTCTTGTGCGAATTCTGGTGTCCATTGCGCCTTTAGCTTTCTTGTCTTAGCAACGATAGCCTCAGATTGCAATTTAACGTCGATTTCAGGAATACTGATTGAAGTATCAACAGCTGCAGTAGAATCTGCTTCGAAGTCACCTCTTGTGTTATCAGTTGGTTGCTTGTGGTATACTAACTGTACGTTAGCTCCGTTGTTAACACCACCTGCTGCAGATTGTACTAATACTAGGTTAGACCCAGAAATTTTAGTAAATTGCTTGTGTAGTACAGCTGAACCAGAATTTGAATTGAACTCAAAAGCTCTAATTCCTTCTGCATCGTAAGCTGGGATAGAAGAAAGAGGTACTAATACCGCTTCGTAATCTGCTAATGTTAATCCAGCGTCAAAGCCTACATCTTTCAATAAGGCAGCTTGTACTGTTGCAGCAGCTTCAGTTCCAGTTACTTGGTTGATAGTGTATCCGAATTGACCAGCGCCATAAAGACCGCCAGATACGTCTACATCTTCTCCCATTTTGTTAGCTCCATCAGTTACGTTACCGTACATGTTTTCGCCATCTGCTCTTCCGTTTACAGCAGTACCATACTTAAAGTCTAAGTAAAATACTAGCCCAGAAGGCAAGTTCATTGGTTGTACACTTACAAAGTCTTGCGCTACGATTTGAGCGAATACTTTTCTTACAAGTGGTAGAGCAACACCAGCCCAGTTTTCACCTTGGCCAGCAGTGAAGCCTGAACCTCCTGCTTGAGTTGCGTTTGCTTCTGCTACGATTTGTTTAGCTTGGTTCTCAAGAATAACAGCCATGTTACCAGCGTGCTTTTCATCAGAGATACCTTCCAACAAACCAGAAGCGCTCCATTTCTCAGCTAAACGAGCAGCATCTGCTTGTACGCTTTTGAAAGTGTTAGAGCTTTCTAATAATTGATTTAATTCCATTTGATTGAATTTTTAAAATTTTAATTTTGTTATTTAATAATACCAGCTAACTTCTGCATTCTAAGAACAGCGCTAGATACTTCAGCTATTACTTCTGGCTTACTTGCAGTAACTCCAGTTGCTTTAGATGCAGATCCTTTGTGCTCTTTAATGCTAGTTGTTTCTTTTTTAGTAACAACATTTTCGCTAACTGTTTCAAAAACTAATTTAACTTCTTTAACTGTCTCAGCTTTGTCGAAAGCAGCAATAATGTTTACTTTCTGTGATTCTGATAAGTTGTTTGCTTTGAAGATTTTGTTAACATAAAGTAACTTTGAGTTTAGCAAATTAACTTCGTTAAGTTCACTTCTTAAAGTTTCAATAGTCTCTAAAGCAGCGGATAAATCTTCTTTGATAGTATCGTTAATGTTAGATTCTTTAGAATCAGATTCAGCATCGATTTCGTTTTTAGTAGGTCCGTCTTTAACTTCTTCTACTTTTTCTTCATCTTTTGCTTCATCCATGTCCTTGTCTTTTTTACCTTCTTCCATATCGTCTTCGCTTTCGCCTTCTGATACAGCTTCTAGTTCTCTAATTAACTCATCAAGGTCGATTTCTTCGTCGCCTTCTTCTCCAGCCATAGGATCACCCTCGCCTGGTTCTTCAATAGCTCCAGCATCCATATCATCAGCTCCCATTTCAGGTTCCATTTCAGGTTCACCAGCGCCCATTTCTTGGCTAATGATATCTCTGATTAGGTCTTTGAAATCTTCTACTGATAGATCTTTAAGATCTTCGTCTTCTGCTGGCTCTTCTAATTCGTCTTCTGCTGGTTCCTCAGGAGCTTCTTCTCCTTCACCGTCTTCAGCTTCGTCTTCTTCAGCTTCAGCTACTTCTACTTCTTCTAATTCTTCAGTTACTTCCTCTACTGTTTCGTCTTTCTTTTCTTTAGCAGGAGCTTCACTAACTTCCTCTTCTTCAGATTCTGTTACTGCTACTTCGTCGACGTCTTTGTCTTCCATCTCTTGAAGTTTTGCAGCTAACATATCTTTTAAATGAGGAGTCAATGACTCTTCTAAAGCTTCCTTGGCGTTTGCAATAGCGGCTTCTCTTACAGACTTAGCTTCAGCAATAGCTTGCTTGAATAAATCTTTGTTTGCCATTTTAATAAAATTGTGTGATTTCTACGATTATTAAGAATCGTAATAGAAAATAATTCTTTAATAGATGCCATATAAGAGATGGCATATTCGTATATAAATATATACTGTTTCCGGAAAACTAAGTAAATTGGGAAACTTTTATACGGCAGCAGCGGCTGCACCTCCGACTGCTCCTGCAATCTCACCTCCAATTACTGCTATATCTCTACCTTTAAGTGCTGCTTTTACAGCAGATACAGAAGCGGAAGCAAGTCCTCCACCTTTAAGAGCATTCATAGCACCGATACCAGCTTTAACTCCTAGACCGGCTAATATAGCAATAAATAAACCTTTTGCAACTAATTGTCTTTTCTTTTCATCTTTAACGAAAGGCTTAATAAATCCTGAAATAGCTTTAACGATGTTAACTTCGTTGTTATGTGCCCATTTATGAACTGCATCAGCTTTGTCAGCTGCTTTATCTAAATTCATCTTTCTAAGAGCTATCGCAGCATACTTACCTAAAACGTCTAATACTGTGTTAGATGCTAATGCCCAAGATAATATACCTACTGTTGTAATTACTTCGTTAACATCCTGTTCTCCTTCTTTGCCAAATTCAGCTTCCATCTCTTTTGCAAGAGCGTCTGCCATTTGAGATTCTGCACTTTCTAGTATTACGTCTGATAATTTCATTATGCTCTTAGTATATCGTTGATGATAGAATCTAAATTGTTATATTTAGAGACTTTAATTTTACCTTCTGATAAAGATACTGGATTCATAAATGCTCCATGTGTAGATGGATTAGATACGAAATCCCAACATACTAATTCAAAGTCGTCTTGTACTTCTAAAGTACCTTCGTTAGTTTGTTGAACAGAACCTGTACCTCTAGATGAGATACCTATTGTATGTCCTGCTTTAGCAATCTCTTTTACGATATTACCTGCAGGTGTATTAAGTAATTCTACACGTCCCATAAGGTCGTCTCCCTTCCACCATAACTCTTTTACTATATGAGAGGCGTTCTTTAGAGAGACAACGGGAGATTCAGGGTGATCAAGTTCTCCGTAAGCATTTCCTTGCTTAACAAACTCTTTAATGTATCTTTCTGATTCTCTAAGTAGTATTTCTTTACTATATGTACGGCCATTTTGATTTTTAGCAACTGCTCTTTGCATTACTCCTTCTACTTCAAATACTCCAGGTCTAGTTTTAGATTCTCTAAGTACTGGTCTAAATGGTGTTACGTCTACTAATAATTGTGCCATGCTTTGTTTTTATTTATTGAAATATATCCCATGATTTTCCTTCAAAAACACCAAACGTAAATTTTAAGGGTTTTCCTTCTGCTGTTCTGCCGTCTCCTCTAGATCCATAGAATTCATACACTATAGGAAACTCTCCTTCTCCTCCAGTTGCTTCTTTCCAATCTTTAACTTGAATTTTTCTAAAGTATTCATAATCATCAGCTGCTTCAGATGCTGGTTTAGTACCTTCATCTTCTATTCCTCCGCCTTGAAGTTCGTTCAAGCGAATATGTACATCTTTAGACATATCAATACCTGCTTTTTTGAAAGCATCGTGAACTGGGAAATCTCCGTCTATCATTTCAAAATCTTCTTTTAATAGCTTACTATTAGAAGTTAATTTATTTTCTGTTAAGAATTTTTTTAAATCGAAATTATTCATAATTTAAATATTAGGTGTGTATACTGTCTGTTTTGGTGGATCCATTTCTGTCTCCCCTAAAGGTCTTTCACCTGAGTTATGTTGATCAATGTCCTTTTGAGATATTACTCTAACTTTTGGTTGATCTAGTCCTTTAGTGAACCCTTGTTTAGTAACTGGTCTTAAATCTTTCATAAATGCTGTTTCTATAGCAGGTGCTAAAAAGCCTCCTACCTTTAAACCTTCTTCATTTCTGATTTCACCTAATGTATCGTATACTTTCTGTATTTTATCTCTAGTCTTGTCGTAATAAGCTTCGATATCAGATACTAAGTTCTGTAAATCTAAGATAGCTCCTTTCATTCCGTCAAAGCCTGCATAGTCATCTGCTATTCTAGCTAACTGTTGAGTAGCTGCTTCGTTAACAGTATTGTTTTCTGTTAAAACTTTAGATATAATAGCTTTAAGGTTTTCTTTCATGGCTTTTTTGATAGCTTTATCTTTAGCAGCCATATAATCATCTCCATCAACGTCTCCGTCTCCGTCATGATCTTTACCTTTCTTTTCGTTTACTCCATTGTCGTCATCCCAAGGACCTTTCATAATATCAACACCGATGTTGTAATGATCTCCTATGGCGTACATTACCTCTTCAGCTTCTTCTCTTTCTGAAGTATCGTTTTCTGCTGCTCTATCTTGTATAAGAGAAATAAACTCTTGCAAGCCACCTACTCTTTCACTAACTACTGCACCATTTCTTGGTACATAGCTCTCATCTCTTTCTCTTACTGGAAAAGCTCCTTCAAAGATATCTGACATAGTATCTTTGATTGCTCTTCTATATTTCTTGAGTGCTTCTAATGCTTCTTCTCTATTACCTTCTTTAACTGCATCGATTACATCACCTAAGTGTGTATTTTCTCTATGGTAGTTTACGTCTTCGAATGAATCGTAAATCTTTTGCATTACATCGACTGGAGTATTAACTCTTACTTTTAATCCTGCTTTAAGCATTCCTTCGTAATCAAAGTCAGTAGAGAACATATCACCAGGAGTATAAGCATTTACTGCTCTTCCTTCTTCTACCTCATCTTCTTTACCCATTGCTTGTTTGATAGCAGCATCTTTTTTGGCTAAATACTCTTCTTCATCTTCTTCTAAGCCTTTAGCAGCTCTTTTATATTTAGCTGCATCGCTTCCGTCAGTTTCAGGTTTCTTATTACCTTTTCTATCGACACCCATCACTTCATTATAGTCTGAACCGCTTTCGTAGTTGACTGAGAAGAACTCTTCAAACTCGTCTAATATAGCTTCATCGTCGCGTAGATTAATAATATCTTCGTAATGTGTTTTTATAAAGTCTACAGCAACGGAATTAGGAACAGATTTCTCTCTTTTAACTAAATCGATTACCTGTCTTACTATTTCTTTTTTATCTTCGTAAGGATCTAATGTAGGATCTATGGCTTCTTTTAAAGTAGCCTTCTTCATTGCATTAAAAGTATCTGCTTCTTTAGCTCCTCTTTTAGTTTCTTTCATTTTATCATGCTTATCTACATTAGCAGAATCGCCAGACATAAGGTTATAATAAAATGCTTGATCTTTTTGTAAGTTAAGCATACATTTCTGCTTTGCAGATACATATTGCTCTTTAGTTACTGTTCCTGTTGGATCAATGCCAGCTTTTTCCAATTCATAATCGATCCCTCTTTCGATAGTATTTAGTGGAAAATTATCAGCTAGATTTTGAACTGGTCTGATATCTTTAAGTTTGTTTTCAGAAATCATTCCCCTATTCTTTAAAATCTGTACTGAATCGTCAAATCCATTAGACACAGTTAAATATTGAGGGAACGCTTGTTTCATTTGGCGTAGAAACTCCCCTTTGGCCATTGAGCCTTCTAGTACGGAGTTATATTTTTCAGTTGCTGTCATTGTTTATACTTCTTTGTATCCTTGTTTCTTTAATGTCTTTTTTGCTCTTTTTGCATTACCAAAAGCAAATGGTGTAGCATAATTCATTCCTTGTCCAGGAGTAAATGTAGCTGACCCACCAGTAACGTTAGCTTCGTCTAACTCAGTCATTACTTCTTTAACTAATGATACTAACTCTGATCTTTTCATTACAGAGTTTTTAATTCATTAACTAAATCGTAATATTGCATGAGATTAATTAAGTGACTATCACTAATAGCTTCTGTCTTTTTTAACGGAACAATTGCTTTAGAGACTTCTTCTAACTTAATTTTAACTACTTCGTCTTTTATTTTAGATGTAAACTTCTCTACTTCTTTAGCGATCTTAGCTAATTCTTCATTAACTATATTGCGTAAACGTGCTTTAGAATTGACAGATGTAATAAACTCTTTAAGTATGTACTTCTGCTCTGGTAGTAAGTCTTTGTAGTTATCGTTAAACTTCTCTAATAATATTTTAAAAGTCAACAACCTTAAGTCCTTATCGTACTTCGAATACTCTTCTATTAAGGTATCCTTTACGCTATCCTCGTTTTGCTTTTTCGCAGTTAAGTGCTCTAGGATTGTTAACTTATTATCTACTAAATATTGTGGGTCTACTATATCAGCGTTATTTTGTGCTTCAAGTAGACAATATAATGCAGCAAGAGGTTTGTAATCTCTTACTTGTATACTAAAAAACTCTTCAAGATTATAATGTTTCTTAATCTCTGAGATTAGTTTATATTTTTGGGTTTTAAGTATTTTCTGATCTAACTTTCTAGATATCTCTGTCACAGTAGAAACTATAGCTTCTGCTTTTCTCTGTGCTACTCCGTTTGCTTTCATTACAAGACTATACATCTTGTATTCCTTTGCTAAGGTTGATCTGTTAGCGAAATACTCTCGTATAATGCTAATAGCCGGTGACTCTTCTTTATTGAGAGTGTCAGCGGCAATCTGCTTGACTAATAATTCGAATATTAGCCCAGTATTTTTATACTTGGAATGCTTTATTTTCATTATACACGTTTACTATTATAAATATGCACTACTTACCTAAATCTTTAATGTTATCTTCACTTAATAGGTTAGAACCGTCTTCATTAGTGTCTTTTTCGAAGACAATCTGTTTAAGGTTACTGAGCTGTTGTTTAAGTATAGTTTTGGCTTTCGTTTCATTTACGTTATCTGCATCACTAGGAAAACCGCCTTTCATGCCATGCTGTCCAAGAGGATCTCTTCCTCCTAGGGCGTCATTTGTTCCATAAACCGATGCTTTCTCTGT